TTATGAATCAATTCATCAATAGTCGAATACATTTTAGTAGTTAATATATATTATATACACATTTTTAAGTCTTTTTATATTTGTATTTATTATATATTTTTGAAAAAGTAAAAATACATAAAAAAATATATTAGTGAGTATAAATACTAATATGTTGCTGTATTTTATTGGAGCAATTGTATTATTTATAATATTATTTTTTTTATTTATTCATATCAAATATAGATTCTGGGCAATCCAACCAGTTTATCATTTTTATGATGTACATTACTGGTTTTCAAATATTGGTATAATTCGACATGAACTTCCAGAAAAAAATAAATATACAAATTTTATTGATATTGAAACAATAAATTCAAATACATTTTTTCAGGATGATCCATTTATGAAAATTAAATTAACAAATTTTATGGATTTAATACAACTTAACTATTTAAGAAATCAGGATAATACTTTTTTGCCAGAAAAGGAAAATATAATTCCATATTTTGAAGGTCATAATAGTCAGTCATTTTTTTCATTTTTTTGGCAACCTGATGTTCTTATGGATATTAAAACAAATAATACTATATCTACAAAAATGTTAGTTGGCGCTATTACAAGTCGACCATTAAATATAATAATTTATAAAACTAACAATATAAATCCAGTAAAATTTAATGTATTTTATGTTGATTATTTGTGTGTCAAAAAGAGTTTTAGAAAGAAAGATATTGCACCTCAATTAATACAAACACATGAATATAACCAATGTCATACAAACAAGAATATATGTGTTAGTTTATTTAAAAGAGAAGGAGAATTAACCGGTATTGTTCCTTTAACAGCATATCAAACCTATGTTTTTGATATGAAAAATTGGAAAACTCCACCTAAACAATTACATGCAAAAACTACTTTGTTAGTTGGTGATAGTCAAAACATATATTATTTGTATAATTTTATCAATGAACTAACAAATGCGAAAAAATATAGTAAATATGACATTACAATTCTTCCTGAAATGACAAATATAATAAGTCTAATTCAAAGCAAAAATATGTATATTTATATGTTACTTACAGACATGGAAATAGAAGCGGTATATATATTTAAAAAAACATGTACAAATATAGAAAAAGGTAAAGAATTATTATCACTAATTGCATCAATCAATACTATACAACTAACAAATTTTATCCAGGGTTTCAAAAATGCGCTCTGGGAAATATTGTTAAATAATCCAAACTATCATTACTTAGCAATAGAAGATACAAGCGACAATAGAGAGATTATTAATAATATAAAACAAAAGACAGTACCTACATTTATGTCACCAACGGCGTATTTCTTTTATAATTATGCTCGAAGTCCATTTATATCAAGTAAAGCACTAATTATTAATTAGCTATTTGTTAGCTATTTGTTAGTTATATATTAATTATATGCTATAAATTTTGTCGCTATTAGTGGATGAAAAATAGCACCCCAACTGCGTTCAATATAGTGTCCTACTTCTGGATTTGAATGTCTACTAACTGCATTAAGTAATTCCTGATATCTATTTATATTATGTTTAATAATATCTAATCTTCTAATTGAAAATATACTCATATAGCAATATTTCTGGACAACTGTATTGCCAAAAAAATGTGTATACCACTTTCCATAAGGCCTTAAAAAAGCGTGTTCCAAATTTGCCTCATTATTATTTTTCAAATTAGTCGGATCACTAGCAGACCATTTATCTAGAGAAAAGCTAGCAAAACATTTTTTTAAATTTACAGTTTTATGACCGAGAAATACAGCATTTTTAGAAGATAATATGTAATTTATTAGTTTGGTAGCAACTGTTTTTTTATAATGTAGCTGCGTAGAACCAGGTAAAAATATAGTAATTGGTGCTAATTGTGTATAATTGCTGACAATATGATACAAATATGTATGATCACATCTGCCTACATTTGGCAAGTGAATAATTTTATCTCTATATAATGGCGGCATAGCAAAATCCATATTAGTTCCTTTATTATATATAGTGTACTTGAATTGATTAAATGGATATTCTTTGGTCCAATTTAGGTCTTCATTATATCGTGCTACAACAATTTCAATATTATTGAACATTTATAATACAGTTTATATTATATTCATAAAATGTATTACAACTAAAACCAAATTATTCATAATTTATCTAGTATATCGTGTAACTCTTGCAAAACCATCAACTACAAAAATAATAAAAATGCCTAAAAATGAATATAATATAACTTCTTCAGTAACATTGTTAGTTCGTTCATCTTGTTGCTCTTCTAACAAATTAATCATGTAGTTAAGTTTATCAATTAGAACTTGATTTGTATCTGAAGATGAGGTAGAATATGATGGACCAGAATATGATGGACCAGAATATGATGGGCTAGAATGTGATGAAGAAATATATTGTGTGCTATTATTTGCAGGAGGTTTATAAGAATTTTGTTGTTGAAAACTAGGCACTAAATTCTTAAAGTATCTTTTGACTTGTTCATTGTTCATATATACATCTTGTAAATCTTGTAAGTCCATACTGTCATTTTGAACAGGTTGAGGTACAAATTTACTGCTATAGTTATTCACATCGTCTGCGTTATAATCGTAATTAGTCATTCCTTCTTTTTGAGGTTGTTCTTGTTTTTGTCTTATAGAAACAGGTGGGGCTAATGGATTAATTGGAGTATAACTGGCATTTACTGGTGCTGAACTATTTCTAGGTTTAAAATCGCCTAGATTATTATCAATATCATCTCCCAAATTTTTATAAATAGAATTTAGCACATTTTGAACTTTTGAATGGTCAATATCATCAAAAGATGTAGGTATTCTTTTCTGAGTTTTATTATTTGTCCTTTTTCTATTTATTATATGATTATTACTATTATAATCTGAATTTTCTATTGTTTGGGCAGTCATTGCTAAAGACATTATTCTCTTAATAAAAAATAAGATAATTATTTATTGTAACAAAACTATAAAATATAATATATTAAGTATTTTATATAGAATGGCTCTTAACAAAAAGCACGGTCTTTGTTTTTTATTTACTATGTTAGTGATTATTTTAATTGTTAATCCTAGATCAATAAATCAGATGTATAATAATATTTTAGGAAGAGTAGGTTTGATTGCGTTAATTATATTTTGTGCAATGAATAATGTTACTTTAGGCTTGTTAGTTGCATTGTGTGTTATTGTTGCTACAAATATGTATAAGTTTGAAGGTTTTGATAATGCGTCTATTGGTACTGGAGCTAATATAGATCCTAGCTTGATTGGCACTGGACAAAATATTGAGAATTTAAAACAGCAATTACAACAAGCATCAACTTCTACAACACCTTCGACTACAACTTCTACAGATACTACTACAGCAACATCATCTACAACACCTTCGACTACAACTTCTACAGATACTACTACAGCAACATCATCTACAACACCTTCAACCACAACTTCAACAATACCTTCAACCACATCTTCTACAGGTGTAGATAGAGAATCAGTTAAACAAGCAATACAGTCAAAATCATCTAATACAATGGGAGTAAATAAAGGCATGTTCAGCTCAACTGAAGTATCACCAACACCAGCTCCTTCAACCACTACACAAGAAGCATTTAGCAGTATGGGAGCGCCATATTAAACATTATTATATTAAATTTATTTTTTATATTAATTTAATATAAATGACAAATATATTTTCAGATTCATTTAATTATATTCATGAACATATATTGTTTCTAAATAATAGTAAATTTTTTGCCGGTATTATAATGATTTTATTAAATATTGGTTCAAAATTTATTACAATCCAATTTAGTAAGTCTACAGAGGAGTATTTAAAAATGAATGTTACAAAACAAATATTAGTATTTTCAATGGCATGGATGGGTACTCGCGATATTTATACAGCACTTGTATTAACTGCTGTATTCACAATATTATCAGATCATTTATTTAATGAAGAAAGTCCATATTGTGTTGTACCTGAAAAGTATAGAGTTTTAAATAAATTAGTAGATGCTAATAATGATGGTGTTGTATCTGAACAAGAAATTAATTCAGCAATTGCTATTTTAGAGAAAGCAAAAAAAGAGAAAACTAAAAAGGAGCAACAAAATTCTTTTTTAACATTTAATACAGCAATTATTGATAGTTATTCAAATTTACATTAAAATATAATTTAAAAATATACAAGTATTATAAATATGGAAAATAATTATAATACTGATAATATTACTGGAGGAGGTCCTAAAGGTCCTAAAAAATCTTTAAAGGAATTAGTAAAAGAAGTAGGTGAACAAGATAAAGCAAAACAACAAGAAGAAGAAGATAATCCTTCTCCATCTGTTATTTCTTCAAGTATAACTCCAGCGAGTTCTGCTAAAGCAAGTGGATTAAAGACAAGTGGATTAAAAGCAAGTGATATTGGTTCTATTTCTTTTGGAAAACCATTATCAAGAAGTCCTTCTATAGAGACACAAAGTAATATAAGTGACTTAGGTGAAGGGGGTAATGAGCCTTCATCTACTAGATCGATATCTAGTAGTAGCAGTAGTACTATTCCTTCAGGTTCTTCTGATATAAGTGAAAGTGAAACAATAAGATCGTCTAGTTCTGGAACAGGCTCAAGATATAGTGGATCAAGTATGAAGTCAAGTTCTTCTTATGCATCTACTCCTTCAATAATAAGTTCTTCTACATCTACTCCTTCTACATCTACTCCTTCAATATTAAGTTCTTCTACAACATCAGGAATTACACCATCTGCTCCTCCTGGAGCAACACCAGGAGCAACATCTGGATCTACACCAGGAGCAACACCAGGAATAACATCTGGAACAACATCTGGATCTACACCAGGAGCAACATCTGGATCTACACCAGGAACAACACCAGGAGCAACAATAAGTAAAGAAGTAATTCCATCAAGTATAGCATCTACCGATCAAAAAGGCAAAAAAGAAAAAAGTAAGGATCCTAATTCAATCATTTTCTATCTTGACACTAATGTTTACAGTTTAACATTTACTCCACAAATGTTAGTTCCTGGGGTTAGCAGTAGTGTAGTATTTATAGATACATCATATGAATACTCAAATAATGGTATAACAGAGCTACCATTAGATGCTCCAAAAGAAACAGTTCTAACGCAATTTTTTTTAGCTAATCAATTTGAATTAATGAAGAAACGTACATTAGGAAATATATTTGAAATGCAGAAAAAACTAACATACAAAGAAGCTAAGGAAGATGGTGTTATTGATACTAATATAGAACTAACAGTAAATACATTATTTAAGGACAATAATATTATATATATTAACAATAAGCCTTACACTATTATTAAACACAAATATCGAAAAGGTAATTGGGAAACAGATATTAAACCAACTGAACAACTAGTTGGTATATCTACAGATATAACACAAGCAGAAAAGGAAGCAAAAGAGGAATTAAAAAGTATTGATGACTCATTATTATATGGTAGTGCTTCGGCACGAGGAAAAAGAGAAAAAAATGAACTAAAACAGAAAATTCAAGAGCAGAAATTACAAGAAGAAGAACAATTAGCTCGCCCTATACGTTCATTTATTCAGAGTACTAGAAAACTACAAACATTACCGGCATTTTTAGATTATTTACTTGGAACTGGACTGTCAAAAAATGATCCTATTAATTTTGAAGCTACTAAGGGTCGAATGAACCCATGTGACCCTATAACATTTTCTCTGGTAATAGGTTTAAAAGATGATATATTTGTAAATTATATTACAAGTATAGATGAAACAGATGATGGTATGAATGCCTATAATAATTATGCTGATACAAAGGATAAATTATTGAAAAAAACTCAAGATTTTTTCAGTATAATTTCTGAAAATTTTAATCCTATATTAGATGAATATAATGATTTATATAAAAGTATTCAACAAACTATTGGTAATAGAAATCGTGACTTAACAAATATTGATTTAACACAGACAAAAAAACGAATATTACAAATTGTAGAAAAAAAGAAAGGTTATATGTATAATATTAAAAAATTATCAGAAATATTAATCGAAATTTTCAAACTTCAAAAACCGTATTTTGAGAGCGTAGTAAAAATATTAAATTACATAAAAACCAATTATGTAAAAATGATTGGATATAAAAAAAGTCAATATGCTCCATTAGCAGATAAATGTATAGACTATGATTTAAATGTATTTAGTGCATTAAGTGGTAATACAAGTAATAGTACACTTTTAGATAAATATGAACAAATGTATGAAAATAATATTACAGCATATATTTCTAAACATGCAAAATGGTTTGATATTGATTATGAAACTGAATTTGAGAAAAAAGGACCAACTATTAATGTAGGTAGTGAAATAGATAAATATCACAATAATCCAAGACTATTTTATATTGAAAAGAAGCAATACGAAATCTATTTATTAATTATAATGTATCATTGTTTTGTAAATCAAGCTGATATATGGAAAATATATTTTGAAATGTTACCAGATTTTATTACTTCTGTTACAAATGAAACTAAAACTAAAGTATCTAATTTACAAACAGAACTAACAAATTATAATAATTTTGTTAATAAACTTGGAGAAGATAATAAACCTGTATTAGAAGAAAAAACTATGTTAGAAAATTATAATAAAATAATGAATGAAGGGCCTAATTTTGGTGCTAATTATGACTTATATAGTTTAACTAAAAAAGAGAGTTTCTTATCTAAAAAAAATAATGTATCTGAACAAGAAAAGCGTTTTATAAATTTAAAAGAGCGAGAAATAGATGTGTATGAGTCTATTATATTATTTACAAATTTACTAGAGCTACGATGTCTAAGACAAAATTATGTTTATGCTTCAGAATCAAATATATTTGTTATTCAAAAAGAAATAGCTATTACATTTGATTATTATTATGGAAGTATTTTAAATAGTATACGTGAAGGAGCTATATTTACATTACCACGCTCTCTAATGTGGTCAACTAATGAACTTAATAATCAATTAAATGAAGATTTTATTATATCAAAAATTAACTCAAATGAATTAACAGAGCGTTTATATAGACAAAAACAATTAATAATTGAAAACTTAATGGAAGATTTAAAAAAATATTGCGCTTCAATACATAAACTAATTGAACCTATAATGGACGCAGATGGTATAACCCAAGTTTGTCGTGTTTTTCAATCGCCATCTGGTATAGGATCATCATTATTAATTGATTTATTAAATTTTCCTTTATATGAAACAAAACTTTGGAAATGGGAACTTGATAAAAATCTTAATATTAATATTGATTTGTCTGAAGCATTAAATTCTCAAATTGCTCGAGTTTATAAGTGGAGTCAAACAAAAGGTGTAGTTATTGATAATAATAATGATAATAAACAAGACATATTTAAACAAGATTGGGTTGTATTAAATGATTTTCCTGATAATGCTAATATTAATACATTATTAAATGAAATAGATATTACAAATGCTCAAGCTAAATTAGATAGAATCAAAGCATTATTAAAATGTGAAATGATAATTTTTGAAATGTCAGATAAAAATAATGGTGAATTGAATTATGATACAAGTTCTAGTTCTGTAATGAAAGGCGTAATGAAAGGAGGAGCAGGATTTAGTATTTATAGTGAAATTACTAAGTCGTTAAAATTAGAATGTGATAATTTAAATTTTAGTGAAGGCAACAATTATTTATTTTTATTAAAAATAGTTGATACAACAATAGAAATAGAAACCAGTCCAAATATAAAATACAAACTAGTATATAACTTAAATATTAAACCAGATAGCAATTATTTGTACTCTTATAAAACTATAAAGGAAGAAATGGAATATATATATTTATTTATTACAGAAAAATGTATTGAAAAAGGTAATGGTGATACAGTAAGTAGTACAGATGTTACTGGTATGGGGCTACGTGTAAGTAAACAAATACATGATAAAGATACTGCGGAAGAAGAAAAAAGACAAAGAGAAATACAAAATGAAGAAGATAGACCAACTATTGTTCAATCTGTATCATTATTAGAAAGAAAATCATCAGATTTAGATGATGAAACATTAAAAAAAACTAGAGCTGGTTTGTTAGCACAAATTACAAAACGTTCAAAAAAGATAAATAGTTTAAAAGAAAGTAATGCATCGGAAGCACATACATTACTTAATCAGTTACAATCTGAAGTAAAAGACTATAATTTAAAATTAGCTAATGCTGAAAATGAAATGCGTAAAAGAAATATACCTATACCAATGTCAGCTAATGCCAAAAAACAGCAAAAAGGTGTTAGTTTTCAAACAGTACAAAAGGGTGGAGAAATAAGTCAGAGAGATCGTTACTATTTAACTCAGGGAGTTCAAGGTTTACAAACACCAAATATAAATTATCCTCAATTACAAACATTATATCCATATGCTCAACAACAAGCATTATATCCATATGCTCAACAACCAATGTATCCATATACACAAGTACAGCAACCATTATATCCTAGAATAAATCCAGTTCGACCATTTATTCCTCAAAGACAATTGTCTATGTATGGCCAATCAGCACTAAATCCATTACAACAATATAACTATGAAAGGCAAGTTAGTTATTTAAATAAAGCGCTAGAATTAGAATCGAAGTTAGCATTTTATGTAAATGTTGAACTAACATTATTTCCAGGAACATCAGTAACGACATTACAAAAAACATCGGCATTATGTAGTGCTAATTTTAATGAAATACGAAAGTCAATAGCTGAAATATTTGGATTACAATATTTTCAGGCACCAATTGATGATGCGTATATTTATGAAACAAAAACAAGTTCAAGTACAAATCCAAGTATATCTAGAAATGTATATAATGCTAAACCTACTAATTTTAGTAACAAATATAATTATAAAAGTAATGAAAATATTGGAAAACGTGGAGGAACTTTAAAACATTTAAAAATAAAAAAAAATATGAGTAAAAGAAGAAAAACATATAAAAATTGAAAACAATTTAAAGAAATTATAAGATTTATAAAATCTTTTACAATAAAAAAAATGTCATCAAACTTGCTTCTTAAACTAGATAATTTAATTCAAGGTAACATTGTAAAGCGCCCTTCAAAATTGGTTAAAAGTCCATATGTGGCAGATATATCATATTCTAATAGTAATCCTTCAGAAACAATTTTAGGTCATACAGCAGCACTTGGTTGTTGTGGATTATGTGATAATGGATCAACAATAATGATGCAGTATATTGAACCTAAACCTGGATCAAAGACAAAATCTAAGGTTCAAAATAAGGAACAGCTTAGCTGTACATATCGTGTTTACCTATCTGTTATTTTAGAACGAAATAGTGAAATAGTAGTTGGTATTCATCCAAAATTAGCAGAAATGTTAGTAGAGGAGGCACTTAAGAAAAATATGCTATCAAGGCTTCAAAATATACAACGTTATAAGCGCGAAACAGTCCTTTATGTGGTAGATAAAATAGATTCGCGTTTTGATTTTACAGGTGTTGATAGCAATGGAATACCATTTATTATGGAGGTCAAAAATGTACCACTTGCTGATTATGAAGATATAACCGCAAAAGATCGAAAAGATAAATGTTATGATGATAGACCATTAAATTCAAAAGTTGCTTATTTTCCAGATGGATATCGAAAAAAGAGCAGCGATCCAGTAAGCCCGCGTGCATTAAAACATATTCGAGAACTAACTATAATTAAAAAAGAGTCTAAAATTCGTTGTATAATGTGCTATGTTATACAACGAACAGATGTAGATAGGTTTCAGCCATCTATTATAGATCCTGAATATAGAGAAGCTGTAAAGATAGCTATTGAGACAGGTGTTGAAATAATTACATTGGTTGTTAATTGGACCAAAGAAGGCGAAGCATATTTTGTAAGGGATGATTTACCTATAACACCATTTTTCTAAAAATTTAAAAATAAATTATTAAATCTAATAAAATTTATTTTTTTTAATAACATATATTATATGAATACAGATCCAAGAACATATATTAATAATATACGTAATAATGAAAATTTAGATCCTGCTGTATTAAATCGTCTAGAAACTTATATTCGTGGCTGGACGGCTATGGAAAATGAAGATAGTGCATATCGTAGAGCAAAAGTTGTATTTGAAAGATTTAGAGACAATGACACAGATCAAGATAAAATAGATGAGCTAAATGATCTTTTAGATGGTATGTCGGGTCATTTACAATTTATGATAGGTGAGGCACAACGTGGTGATGGAACTCCAGAACAAATAGCTGAAATGGAAGATGTAATTAATACTATTGATATGTTAACTCCAGATATGGCTCATCATTGGGTTCAAAATCAAGATCAAGATCACCGACCTGTAGCACAAGGAGGAAAAAGACGACGCAATACTAAGAAATCTAAGAAAAATAAAAAATCTAAGAAATCTAAGAAATCAAGACGTTATAGAAGATAAATTATTTATAAATCTTTAGTGATTTTCTCTTATTTTTTTTTAAATATTTTAGATGCTTTGTACGCTTCAAATGCTTCAAGTCGCTACGCTTCAAGTCACTTTGTTTACCAAAAGCTTCAGGCTTTATAATATATTTCTGTTCCTCTGTATAAATACTTTCAGATATGTCTTTTGGTATTCTGCCAATAGAACAAGACCTACAAGAAAAATCCATTATATTCACATATTTTATATCAAGCAATTGAAATAAATTATATATTTGTTCCAATGATAAATCTATAATACGTTCTTTTTTACCAAATCCAAAAATTTCTAATGCAGATTTAACTAAATCTTTTCTTTTTAATACATCTTTTACAATATATGTTAGTCCATTTTTATAAATTAAATTAAAAGTTGTCCAATCATTAAGACGACTATATTTTGCATCAGTTGGACTAAATAATTGCTCATAACTAACAGACCCATCTATATCTGTCTTTTTTATACGTATATCAACTACTTGTATTCCAATTGTTGTATATACTTGTTTAAGTGGGCGTGGTACTTCTTCTGTTGAACTATCCATATAAAATGAAAAATTTTTATTAGCTAAGAATGTAGTTAGGTCAGATGATCTTTCTAAATTTTTAGTCTTTGATAATTTTTCAAAACCGATATCACTAGCTTTGCCAGATAATGAAGCCATTACATTTCTAATATAATCAGTTTTAGCTTGATGTTTATATATGCTAACAATTTCTTCAGTTTTACTTGTTGGTAATGCTGAAAAACTTTTATTAATGCGGTCAATTACATCAGGATTTCTAAATATATTTCCTAATGCGTTTACATCTGGAACACAAGCTTGACTATAAACACGTACATTATGTTTAAAATATGTAGAAATTGGTAACTGAGATGGCCAAGGTGATAATAAATCTTCACAACCGTGACCTATAATTGCGATTGACATAATAATTTCTTCTGATAAAGATGTTTCTGGTAAAGATGCTGGTAAAGATGCTCCTGTTACCTCTAATTTTTCTTCTAATTCCTTTTCTTCATGTTTATGTAATCCATTTGAAATATATAAATCAACATAATCAGATTTTCGTTTTGCCGAAGTATAGTCTATATTATTTTTTTTTAATTCCTTCTTTAACTTATCAACAGTCATTGTATCACTAATTGATGCTGTAAGTTTATCATTTTTTGCTTCCATTTTATATATAATTATAAAATATTTTATAGTTATAAATCATTTATTGATTTTCGTTAAGACTTTGCAAATCATTACTAGATGATTTGGGGCTATTAATGTCATGTATAGTTACAATAATTTTTTCATGTTCTTGATTTTCACTATTGCTATTTGTATCACTACTTTCACTACTTTTACTACTTTCACTACTATCACTACTATCACTAATACTATATTTTACATTATCACTAATATTATTATCAGTTTTTACAGGTGGACTAACACCTGTTTCCATTTTATCTTCATCTATAACAACATTTTCATATTCAATTATCTTATTGGGGTCCACATCATTATATTGTATTTTGCCCTTCATGTAAGCTGAATAAAATACATTCTTCTCAGTATTTACATTAGAATGTACATCTGCCAATTTAGTAATCATAAATAATATATTTGTAATATATGTTGATGTTGTTTGGCTGTCAAGATAATACTCATAAACAACAAATCCAGATAAGATTGTATTTATAATAAACATAACAATTGATGTCCAACCTGAATAAATATAATACTTATCTAGTTGCCAAATACTATTACGCTTATCAACGGGCAACTTTTCTAATGCTAATCCAACGGAATTATTATCAGACGCAACGGATTTATTAACTTCTAAATAAGTAATCAATCTGTTTTCACGTTTAATTTCAAATGTATACATTGCTAAAAAAGCAGCCATTGTAATAAAGTTAAATACAAGACCAGCATTATAGAGGTGATTTTCAAAGACCATATTTTCGCTGATAGAGCAAACATGATCGCCACACTTTTGAGGAACAAATAGGACTAAAAATGATGATACAAGGACACGATATAATTCCAAAATAACACTAATTGAGACGCTAACCTTTTGATTAAAATCCTGATCATTTAATTTATTATTAATTTTGTCAACAGTTTCGGCTAAAATAGTGCCAATTTTAACACTGATTATGTTATTTGGTTTAACAATAGCAGTATCCGCAACATTTTCTACATAAGAGTTAGCATCAGAGTTATCAGAAGGCTTAGTAAGAGATGTTTCTTCTTCCATCATTATATTATATTGTATTATAATACAATATATTTTTGTTAGTAATGTAAATAAAATTGAAATTTGCTAACAAATATGTAAATCATGTATATAAATTATTATAAAAAAAATGACTGATGCATTTACCTACAAAAATTATTCTATTATTTCCTCTTTGAATGAACGAAGTATTTATTTAAAAATAACAGATACTGTAAATTTCCTATCTTATGAGGGAAATATTGATTTGAAAGAATTACGTGTATCTATTGCTCTAGAAGATGTGTATAAGATTATGATAAATTGTTTTACTAGAGAAAATGAAGATTATTTATTAACTATTAGTGTTAATAGTGAAGTGATAAAATTAGCATTTAATGCAATAATTGGAGGATTTTTAAAAATAAATTTTGATATCTTATTGCGAGAAAAGTTGATGTCAAATGATGGTCAATTAACACTAAATTTTAATAAGTTGGAGCAACAACAAGCTCTTGCTATTAAGACTTTGACAGATAAATGTGCTAATCTAGAGGCAAGTGTAAATCAGTTACATCAAATAATAGATACTTGTCAAGTATTTATGAGTAATATTTACACTCCCCAAGGTCATTGGTGTGATATACAGACAAATGGACAAACACAAGTAAATAATATTTCAGCAAAAGAAATTACTATGACTGACCATGGTGGTAATATTATTTGGAAGACAATTAATATATTTTATCAATTAGATAAAATTACAATTAATTTATTTACTAGTAAACACAATTTAAATGATTTTAAGAATAAAACATTAAAAGAATTAATATTGAATTGTAATAATAATCCAACATTTAATTCACTAGAAGGTATTGAAAACTTTCCCAATTTAGAAATTTTAACAATTACTAGTGCGCCTGGATTAAGAGATGTTGTTAAGATTCTAAGTGGAAATAAGGTTCTAAGTGAAAAAAAACATAAAATAAAGACACTTAAGTTTCAAGGCTGTACTGGAGTAAATGTAGTTGAATTACAAACATATTGTCAAGTTAATAACATATTTCTTGCTATTTCTTAAATTTATTTGTTTAAATAAATAATAAACTCAAATAAAATTGAATTAAATATTGTTTTTTTATTTTGAAAGCATTAAATAACAATATAAAGCACTATATACAATAAAATGTCCGGATTTACTACTCCTGTTAGAATTTCAAATAGACTTGCTGAGTTTTTGGGAAAACCCAAAGATACTCGTATGTCTCGTACTGAAGTTAGTAATGAAATTATGAATTATATAAAAAAAAATAATCTTCAGGATTTTACTAATAGATACATAATAATTAAACCAGACTTTAAGTTAACTTCTCTTCTTAATCTTACTCCATCAGATGAACTAACTTATTTTAATTTACAAAAATATTTAAAACCTCATTTTATAGAAACTATACCTAAAGAATTATCTACAGCTATAAATGAACTTGATAATGAAATTCAAGAATGGGAAAATAGAAATGGTAAAAATGTTAAACCTGAAGTAAGAAAAAACTTTGCTACACATTTATCTCAAAAATATTTGGCAAATAATTTAGATAAATTACAAAAGACTGAAATAGTATCTCATGTAAGAAAACAAATAGCTAATATAATAGATGATTTTGAAAATGCTTGCTATGATTCAGATGATTATGATTCAGATGATTACAATTTAGAAAATGATAAACCACTTAAATTGTCCAATAATATTAATTTAAAAATTCAGGAAATTGAGGAACATTCTTTGGAACATTCTTTGGAACATTCTGAAGAAGAAGAAAAAGACAAGGTAATAATTCCTCAAGATAATATTAATTTATGTTTTGTTGGTGGTGTTTCAACTGGAAAATCAACAGTATTAAATGGTGTCTTTTGTGAAGAGTTAACCCAATGTAAAATAAAACGAACTACTATGTGGCCAACTGTTTATATTGAAAATGAAAGTAACCATGATCTTCCAACTGAAGAAATATTTAGAATAATATCAGAGAAAAATAAGGAAATTATAGAAAAGACCGAGTCAGGACAGAAATTTAC